AAAATAGAAAGGAGAATTAATATGATACTCAAGGTAACGTCTAAAAAGACAACATTCAAGGAACTCAAAGCAACAGAAACATTCTGGTTTAACGGAGACATATATCTTAAAGTACGAGATACTGCATCAATGAAATTCCGCGCGGTAGATTTAATATCAGGAAGAATCGTTGACACAATAAATGATGAGGAAGAAGTAGTCATTGCACCAACATATTTAGTCGATGCAATACAGGAAAATTATGTTGACTAAATATTGCATTACGCTAGAAAAATAGTTACAATAATAATATCACACGAATGGAGAGTTAAATATGACTGAGGAAGAACTTGAAGAGTGGTTAATGTTTATAGCCGAACAAGATACTTCCGATAATCAAAACTTATAACCTTACAAAACTCATACGACGCAATAGCGAGGTGACAATACGTTGCCTCGCTATTATTTTACATTAATATAATGTGTAATTTTTAATTGCTTTTATTTGCTTTGTAATGTGTCTTATTTGCGCGTGTAAATAAAATTAATATAGAGATATACATTTTTATTCGAACAAAAATTAGACGCAGTACAGAGCGAATAAAACGAAGGAGAAAATATAACTAATAAGGGCGAACAGATTGATTTCTGTTCGCCCTTTTTTTGTGCAAAAATTTCAGGTCTTGGACTAGGAATTGGAAATCTCTTCGTTAACCAGCTCCTTGAGTTCGTCTAAAATGTCTGTGTGCTCCTCTAAATACTTATGCACACCTGCCGCACCTTGTATCTTCTCTCCGTTGAACATCGTGTACCAAGAACTCTTTTCAGGATTATCAATAAGTCCGCACTTAGTTGCCACATCAATTAAGTCTGCAATATAGTCTATACCATTCCATCTAATTGTATAATTTCCTATACGTCTGTTCGGAGGACAGGTCTTGTTCTTTACGACAGTAAACATAATCAAAGTGCCTGCGGGAGTTTCTGTTCCATTTGAAAGCGTTTTGCCATTCTCGTCAATGAACTGTCCTTTTCTAAATTCCACACGCATAATACAAATATGTTTCCACGCACGTCCGCCAGGAGTTTTATACCCGCCCCACGAACTGCTCATATCATCACGAACTTGATTTATTCCTATACAGGTGCAGTTTTGTTTAGCGCAAAGCATCTCAATCTTTCTGGAGAAACGAGAAAGAGGGCCGCTGATACCCGCATATGCTTTTTCCTCATAGCCCTTATCCATTTCATCTTGTGAACACATAGCCGCAATACTATCAATAATTACTAATCCTATCTCACCAGTTTCTATCGCGGCAGTTATCAAATTAAAAATGTCTTCCGCACTCTGAGATTTGGGCTGTACTAAATACATCTTATCAGTGTTCACACCCAACTTTTCAGCCCACTCGCAGTCTAGTGTGTTCTCTATATCGCAGTATAATACGGAACGTTCCTGATAATTTTCCTCTTGTTGTGCCTTTGTATTTTCAATATTTTGAAATGCACTAACATATCCAAGAGCAGACGTAGTTTTACCACCGTGTTCTGCACCGAAAAACTCAATAACTTTTCCAACGGGAATGCCACCATAGGTGCAGTAATTAAATCTTGGCGACGGGAACGGAATCTTGCTATAACTGTAATTAGCGAGACCCTTAAATACGATTTCTTCTTTTACTTTCTTATTTACTTCCGCGAGTAGCGCGTCCATTTTACTTGCCATTTTATTTCTCCTCTACTAAATCTCTTACGCCTTTAATATCTAACAGCGTTTCGCAAAAGTCGTTCCATTCTTTGGTGTTAGGGAACGAATACGGTGATGTGTATACATATTCACCATTAATATAGTTTGTACATACGTCCACTATCTCTTGATATGAAAGCACGATTGCGGCTGTTACATACGTTGATAAGGGAAGTATTTGCATAAGCTGTCTTGGCTCTAATTTCGCGCTGTTCCATAAGAACTTTAAATCTAGCGCAGATGGACCGCTTTCATCGTGTGCGTCTAAACAGAACTCAATATTATCTAATGGCATATTGAAGAAGTATTTTGTCCAATCTGTATCTACCCACCAATAAATGGGAGCCTTGATAGCGAGTTGCATTTTTGGGTTTGCTTGCAACAATACCGTTCCGTCTGAACAATCTTTAAATAACTCGTCAAATGCTTCATCAGCGGGAACAACTTTTAATATGTGTAACATTATGCACCTCCTGATAAGTTTGTAAGGGAAATCTCCTGCATCCTGCGTGAAATAGCCTTTTTACAAGATGATAAAAGTTCCTGCGCGTTGTCTACTTTTGATTTAACTATTTTGTACGCTGATTTATAAGCAATATCTACTAATTGCTCTTGCTGTGAGGCTAACTCTGCTAAAGTATTCTTATCGTCAATAGTACCTTTCTCAAGATTATTTCTTGTTGTGTTGTACATTTCTTTATACACCGCTGTCGCAATAGAACTTCTTAAACCAAGTTGCTCGCACATACCGCCAGCAAAATAGATTAGCGTAGACAGATTCAAACAAAATGTCTCCAACTCTACATCAGTAGGCGGATTTTCTTTCTCGCACAGTCTACTATCAATATGGGAAACGCACGCGTCTAAATCCTCAACATACTTCGCAACAATATCATCAACAATCTTATCCATTGTCGCGGAGTTATCTTCAACGTGTAATTTAATACTGTTTATCTTTTCTAAGTCTATATTATCGTACTTACTCATACTGTTCTCCTGTTAAACTTCTATGCTTTGCAATAAATTCTCTTTCGTATGCCAGACAGTTTTTTATGGACGTCTTTGATGCGTACTTATAAAAAGTTGTCGGGTCTATATCATCACTCTTTCTGGCTTTGTTACACTCTACACATAATGGCATTAAATTTCTTGTATCAAATCCTCCTCCCTTTGATTTGGGAACATAGTGGTCAACTGTTCTTTTTCTGCTTGATACTGCTTTTCCACAATGAGCACAGACACCGTTAGACTTTAACCACACTGTTCTTAGCTTATCAGTACGAGACCTGTTTCTAGTCATAATCATCTTCTCCACGTCTTTGTTCTTCTGACTTACACGTACTATGTCTCCGCGCTCGCTTTCATACATTCCTCTTTGTCTGCATACACATCGTGAAACGGACACTCATTTCCAAGACACTCAGCAAATTCTTCTGAAACTATCTTGGTTATTGTTACCACACTCGTTGTAATACCTGTCGAACTAACTCCAACTGACTGTTCAGGAACTTCAATAGGTTTAATCTCACGCTCTGTTGTAATCAATCTGTAAGGACACTTCATTAAATACCTCCTTTGAATAACCATAAAACCCAAGTAGGACAATCAACAACTGCAACTTTTCCGTATACAATCTCGGCATAAATATACAAAACAATAAGTGTTAAACTCGCTAAAATTCCTAGCAATATCAGAGTAGTAAACACTATTTCATACGCGGGAAGTTTTGCTTTAGTTTCCATATAAATCCTCCAAAAACTTATTCATATCATAATCAAAGTATACTCTTTTCTTCTTGCCAGGAATTACTAAATGAGGAATTTTATCAAGGTCTTTTATATTTATGGACTTATATCCGAAGTTAATCAAAGTTATTACAACATCAATGGGAATCCATACAGTTAAATCGTGGTCGATGAACCATATGATTAGTCCAGCAGTAACTCCTGGAATTAACGCTTTCTTGGACATTCCCTCTATCTGCTCTTCTCGTATACAAGAAAAAGACAGAGTGTTTCCTTGATGAGACTTACACTCTACATATAATTCATAAGGCTTTTTAAACACAACGAAGTCAGAAGGATTGTCAACTCCTTTTAGTTTCTTTGGAGCGTCTCGAAATCTGTCTATTGATACTTCGGGAACAGCCTCAAAAGATTTTTTTATGACGTTCTCAAACGCCTTGCCCTTGTTCTTCTTTGCCATTGCTATTTCTCTTACACAATGCTTGGTAGTTGCAATACGCGCACTTCTTCATACTTGTATCTTCTGGCATAGGCGGAAGTTCGTTATTTTGAATGTATCTATCGCACTTCGCAATTAAGTCAATAATACTATCTCTTTCTTCGTGTGTAACACTGTATAAATATGCTTTATAGTCTACTATGTCGCGGTTAATGTATACAAAGATTACATCATCTATTTGTAACTCCAGACTGTATGTTCTTGCTTGATTATAGTGTTTTGGGTCAACTCCCTTTCTGTCTTTCCACTTAAAGGAACTCTCAGACTTAAACTCAACAATATAGTATCTGCCTTGATACTTGATTATTCCGTCACATAAGAAACTAATATTACGATTGCGGTCGTATAACTTTGTTTCATTACCACACTTCTCAACTATGTCTAAATATAAACCAAGACCACGAGACTTGACATAATCACCTACGTCTATGTACTCACAATCAAACCCGTTATCTTTCATTCCTGCTATTGCTGTCTGTATTCTGTTATGATGGTCGGAGCCTGAATTACAAATACCTATGCTTATATAGTTACTCTCTGTTTCAACTTCCGCGCCTACAACTTGATAATACATATTGCGTATACAATTCATTGAACTTGGCTTATACGCCTGACTTGGTTTGCGAGCGTTCTTCTTATCATCTAATTCCATTGAA